CTGCCTTTGCCACTTCTTCAGCAAATCTGTAAGGATTATCCTTTACCTCCAACGCCTTTGCATATCTTTTGTTTCTAAAAAAGAATTGAGCGTGGTCAGTAAAACCCTCCTCCACAGTGTAGTACTTCATAAACCAGTCCTTCACTCTATACAACCACTTCCCATCAGGTCTTTGTGTAATGCTAATAATCTTCGGAAATTTTTGAGGGTTAGCAGTTGGCGTATCTAATACCTCTGTAGTAAGCAGCAATTGCTTACTATCAGCAGGCGTGCCGCTTCTTGCCTTCACTCCAAAAAAGTTATATCCAGGGGCTCGCTTCCCCCAAGCACTCTCTAAGGCAGCTTGTGCTAAAATAAATAAATGCGAAATGCCCGTTTTGCGTTCACTTTCCAGCGCAAACGGCTTATAAGTCTGTATAAATTCTTTTGCTATCATAATAATTAAGTGTTAGTATTTTCAGTTTCTTCTGTAAGGTCAAACATCTTAAAGAATTTTTTGTTGATAATCTTCAGCAGCACGTTAGCAAACCTAAACCCTAAGCATCCTAAATTTTCCAACAAACTCACCACTAACTGCCATATAATAGCAAGCAGCACCACCCAGTACAGCCAGTGAAATGGGTCGAACTCAAAATCGTCTATTGTAGGGAAGCTGATATTAGCCGAAAAAGTATGTAGCACATATATCAGCACCAAGTAAGTGAGTATCTTAAGCAGCATACGTCCAAACTTACGACTTTCGTGTCGCTCGCCTCGTTTAAATGATGCCAATACTCCTGTTATCCATTCGAAGAATATCAGTACCACATAAGCGGCAAGGAATAAGTGATTAAAACCAAACAGGAAGTGAACTAATCCGATAAAAGCGGATATTACCACATCTACGGCGATAAAATTTACTGAAAATATGTGTCCAAAACTTGACTGGACAAAGTCACGCCAACCGGTGAAACCGAAGCCTTGTAAAATGTAGTTTATCATCTTTTTTCGTTTATATGTTTAACAATAGGGTAAGGCGTAAGGCTCGCCACTATATCCCACCAATCAATGAATGTTTTCTTGATGTACTTGTCGTGCAACTCCTTACCAAGCCCTACAAGAAGCACCACACCAACGGCAATCACAAAGGCTTCCCATAGTGAATAACAGAGCCAAGCAATCAGAAACGACACAACAAAAATAATATTACCACACATCGAATGCAGCAATTTGTCGTTCCCCTTAAGGTTTTTAATAAAAATCTTTTCCATTTACTATAAAATTAAAGGTTTATACTGCAAAATTACTACATTATCCCCCTGTTTTTACGTCTCCCCTCAAAATGTCAAAAAATTGTCAAACTTCCCTTACATTACTTAGCGTTTTACCCCCTACTTTTGCAAAAACAAAAAAATATTGTACATCTTATGGAAAAAATCCTACAATCACTCAAAACCAAGTATGCGCACTTGGGGTTGGAAGAATCAGTTTTAAAAGCAATCGCTACCCGATTGGCGAATGCGGTTAAAGAAGAAAGCGAAATTGAAAACGCCGTTAAAGGAGTTGAGGAAGAAGTTAAGCTATTGCAATCTGTAGCAGACAAAGGGCGAACCAGCCTTTCAAAGGCAGAAGAAGCTCGCAAGAAATTAGAGAAAGAACTTGAAGAAGAAAGGGCTAAATCTAATCCAAAGCCTCAAAACCCACCTACTCCCTCAAAAGAGCCTAAACCTGATGAAATGCTAGAGTGGGCAAAAAGACTTGAGGATGTTGTCAATAAACAAAATGAAACTATTGCAGCATTAAAAGCTGAAAAGGAACAACAAAGTGTTAAAGAACGTTTTCTTAACCAACTCAAAACGCAGGGGGTATCAGAAACATTCTACAAACACCACTTAGGGCGTGCTTTCAAAGACGATGAAGAAATGAATGCCTTTGTAAATGAACTCAAAGCCGATGAACAAGCGTTTTTGCAAACTCAAGCAAACGCAGGACTTTCTTATCATTCAAAACCTATTGTAGGAGGCAGATTGAAAGAAAATGAACCTTCCAAAGAAATACAAGAGTTATTTAAAAGACAATGAAACAGATAACTAAACAAACCGCAGGTCGTCAAATCGTAGTATTCGACCACGTAGTAGCAACCCGTCCAGTGGGTGTGCTTATTAATGCTGTTGAGGCTAAAAAACGCTTTACCGATGGCATTATACCAGCAGGCACATTACTCATTCCTCACAATGATGAGTCTTTCAAGCCTGTTAATGACACTTTTACCGATAGCAATATCGCAACAGCTATCGGACTAACAGCGGAGGATATTGTCCTTGATGATTTCCCTATGGTAGCCGTAGTAATTTCAGGAACAGCACGCACTGAAGCATTGCCTGACAAAGAAAAGGCAGGGATAGCATTCGTTAAGAAAGTACTCCCTCGTATCACTTTTTATTAATCTTTAAAACAATAAACAAATGGCAAATACAATTAATGCTGTAAACATCTTTCCAGAATTTCGCGAAGCTGATTTGCAATGGGCAGTAAATAACAATTCGTTAGGCGACTTGCAATATCGTAACTATTTCCCTTTGAAGTTCAATACAACATTAGACTGGGCTTCTATTGAGAAAAACGCCGATAATAAAGTCGCTGCTGAAATTGTGGCTATTGGCTCAAAATCACCACGTAAAGGACGTGATTTTGTTGAGAAAATAAAGGGAGAAATTCCTAAGATAGAAATAGCCCGTGATATGACCGAGCGTGATACTATCCGTTTGGATAATATACGTGCGATTTCAAGACTTTATGGAGATGAAGACTCAAGTGCTTATAAAGAAATTCTAAAATCTATTTATGAAGACCCTGTCTTTTGTGTCAATGGAATAAATGCTCGATTGGAATTACTTGCTAAACAAGCAGTTTCCAAAGGAGAATATACTCTTATGGCAGGGGCTAAAATAAAATTTGGAGTAGGAAGTAAAAACACTGAAAAAGACTGGTTCTTGTCAGCCAATGCAGCTACATTTGACCCTATTGCTGACTTTAGAAAAGTACAAGAGGAGGCTGTTAAGAAAGGTTTCCGTTACGCTTACGCTATTATGGACAGACCTACATTCTTCCAAATGGTAAAATCAGTAAACGTAGTTAAATTTACAGCTTCCTTTGCTCAAAACGCTCTTAGTGTAGCGCAAGAGCCTACCTTGGCACAACTTAATGAAACGTTAAGAGCACACGGACTTCCTGAAGTAATAATTTGGGAAAGCTATGTAAGTGAAGAGTCAAATTCAGGTGTTAAAACCACCACCAGCGGTTGGGAATTGGGTAATATCCACTTTACTGACGATGCTCACATTGGTGAAACATATTACACCATAACATCTGCTTTCAGTCGTAAAGATGAAGTTACTACTAAGGTAGTTTCTGACAGATTTATTTTGGTAAGCACTTGGGCGGAACAAGACCCTGAAAAGCTTTCTACAAAGGCAACAGCATTCGCTACACCGGTGCTTAACAATGTAAGCCGAAAGCTAATTTTGAAAACCAAATTAAGCTAACGATGACCGCACAAGCGTACATAGATGAGAAACTGAAACTATGGAACGTGGAATACCCCACTACCCTACTTGTTGCCGAAATGCAACGAGTAGGATTGGGGCTTTCTGATGAGTTCAACGATGAGAATGAGAGAAAGACAAAGCTGTTTTTCTACAATCTTATTCCTGAACTCTTGTTGCGCCCAGTGTCCTTTTCTGAAGGTGGTTTATCTTTCTCTTACGACAAATCAGCTATAACCGCTTTTTACAATCTCCTTTGTAAGCAGCTCGGTAGAGATAATTTGTTAGAAGTCAAAGCTACTGTAAGAGATATTACCAACTTATTCTAAAATACTGCAAGGAAATGAAAATATACCCGTACCTATTGAAGGTGAAAGTATCACAAAACCCTACTATTGATGAAAATGGCGTACCTACCTATCCAAGCGACCCTATCGAGTGGCAAGAGATAGGCGTATGCCGTGATGAGATAGCAGGAGCGGGGCAAAAGATAAGCAAAGTAGACGGACAAATATTTGAATGTACCGCTACTGTCTATGCTCCTAAAGATACACCCAAAATAGAAGTGGGTACTACCTTGCAAGTAGTAGATTTAGAGGGGAATATTCGCCTTGAAAAGCAAGTGATACGATTCTCAAAAGACCTTTTTCACTGCCGTATATTCGTATGATAACACCACAATTCACCCCTAACGATATAGAGCGTATGCTACATCAGAAAATAGCCCTATACCAAGAGAAAATAGTACGTATCCTTCGTATTGTAGGTGAAAAGTGTATCAATGAAGCTCGTGAGCACGGAAGCTATCAAGACCAAACGGGCAACCTTCGCTCCTCAATAGGCTATGTAGTACTACAAGACGGCAAACCCATTGAAAAAGGAGGCTTTCAGCTTACAAAATCAGGAGGTAATGGACAAAAAGAGGGTGAAACATTCATCAATAAAATAATATCTCAATATCCAAAGGGATTTGTACTTGTCGTGGTTGCAGGAATGAAGTACGC